GAAAGATTAGCTGAACTAGAAAGGAAATTTGACGCGCATGACGCAAAGGAACGTTCGTGGCGTGATGAAGACTCTGCCAAGCAAGCTGATATTGACAAGCGCCTTGACAAGCTGTTTGAGGCTCAGAAGCAGAACACGACAGATATTAGCATGCTTATCAAAGAAACGGCTGTTGTCATCCAACTGTCAAAGGACATTCACGGGGCTGCTAGGATTGGCGCGGGTGTTCAGCGGTTCTTTTTCTGGATAATCAAGTGGGGTGCTGTCGGTGCGTTCCTTGGTGCTATGCTAAAGTGGTTCGCTGAAAACGTACTTGGCAAATCTTGGCCTTAGTGCTATACTTGTATCTCCCCTGAAGATCCTTTGCCCTCATCACGAGGGCTTTTTTTCGCCTGTACATTTTATAGCGCATTAAAGTGTACGAAACGTACAGTTTGCGGCGGCAATCGCCGCAGGATTGGACTTAATCATCCGCGATACTTACTGATGCCCGGTAGTGTGATGGCTTCACCTGGTCGGATTCTAATCTTGTAATTTCTCCTCCCTTCTTGATGAACTCCTCGGTCTGTTTCGCAATATCTTCGCTTGTCATACTTCACCTCTTCTGGTTCGCAGCACTGGATTGTGCCACCGTGTTCTAAAAAGTATTCGGTGTCTTTTTCCAACATCTTAGAGCAGCACCGCTTCTCTTCTGTGATCCCCGGTGGGGGATCTTCAAAGTCTATTTCACCCATTCTTCAACGTCCTCAAATATCCGTTCGTCAAGATACTCCAACAGATCGAACCCGTCCTCAAGATACTCATCCCAAAAGTCATCAGGCCACTGCTCGCCACCAACGTCTAGGCCAACTATTTCATATTCAGCCTCTAGTGGTTCGGCAGGATAGCAATTCTCAGGTAGTCCAGAAGTATAGCCAGGCGTTCCACCTGTTAGCGAAGTCACTTGGACTGTCACGATCATGGCGTTAAGGTCGTACTCGAATTTTGGTAGGCTCATTTTTGTTTCCCCTTGTTGTTTTGTTTTTATTCAATATACGCCTTAATTGTAGATGTGCAACAATTATTTCAAAACCATTTCAGGCGTGATGGCACTTTCTTCCCCTTTTTTACTCCAATCATTGACGGCTTCCATTGCACCTTCCCAACCCAACGCTATGCAAGCAAAGGCACCCATATTTTGGCAAGCCAAAAGGTAGTCGGTCTGCTCGATCTCAAGCCTGCTTTTCGTGTGGTCCTTTCGCTTCAACTCACAGACGAAGGCCGGAGATCCAGGGATAATGATGTCGCTCGCTCCCTTGGTCATGCCTTCGGCCTTCTGCCGTGCAACCTGTCCCCAACTGCGCTTGCCCTCGTTTCGTGGGTGTACAGCTATTGCCCCAAGTTCGGGCCGTAGCTGCCGAAGCACGTTAAAGAAGGTGACCTGCTCGGAAGTCTCAGACGGGCACTTGGGGTCCCGAAACTCTTTGCTCCCGAATACTTTAATCGATGGTGGGAATCTCATCCTCTGGCTCTCCGTGAGAAAATACTGTGAAAAATCCTGACCGGTCTTTCTTGACTGTAATCGTCCTTGGCATTCTGCCTTCCCTGATGTTGGCTATAAAATCACCAGGGGTTTCAGCCACTTTACCAAAAACTTCCATGCAGAGCGAGTGCCACAGTGGGCGCTTACTCGGCAGATACCACACTGAAAATGTGCGGTACTCTGTGGTGTAGTCAATCCTCAAAGTCCTATTGCCTGCGTTCGATGTCCACTCGCGGCACATCCAAGCTAACACACGGTCTGTGCTTTTGGCTGCAGGGTCCTTCTTTAGTTTCTGAAAATCGATCCGCAGCTTTTCGTTCGGGTCGACAATCTCGCACTTGCACGCCTCACATCTGCGTGCCGCTATATCATTTTCGGCTCCGCACTCTGGACACTCTTTGCCGGTCCATCTGTAGTCGCAACGCTCGTAGGTTCCTGCTACCAAGTTATGACCCATGCAGCGCCTGCCAAAATGCCCAGGCATTTCTAGCCGGTTGCCTGCGAGGTCACACCAATACCCTGCCGTATCGATCTGGTAGCCGTCTGGATTGGGGCGTGCGTTAAACTCGTTGGCTGTGTCGCACGATGGGCACTTTGCCACGAGCGTTTGGATCTCTACCTTCGGTTTGTACGCTTTAATCTCTGGCGAAAACACATCGCCATCTGGGCAGTGTCTCTCAAAGTTTTCAGCGTAGTCTAGTACCAAGCAGTCGCGCTTGCCTGGGTCAATACGCAGACCCCTACCTATAACCTGCTGTAGCAGCCCTGCTGACTCGGTAGCGCGTAGGATAGCAATGACATCAACATGCGTGGCATCGAAGCCTGTGGTCAACACAGAGACGTTGACGAGGTATTTCAGGTTGCGTGCCTTAAAGCGCTTTAGGATCTCTTCGCGCTTTTTGGTTGGTGTCTTGCCTGTCACCAGTTCTAACAGCCCACTGGGCAGAGAGGCCAACACTTCTTCTGCGTGGTGAATAGTTGCTGCGAAAATCATAACGCCCTTTCTTTGCAGCGACATCTCTACGATCTGCGCTACAATCTCAGCGGTCTTTCTGCCGTGACCTTCAAACGCCACTTCAATTTCACGGGCATCAAACTGTCCCATCTTGTTTAGATCCAAGTGCTGCGTTGAATAGCCTTCCCGGTGTTCGGTGATTGGTGCTGTGAGAAACCCCATTGCGATCAACTCTCTGGCGGTGATCTTGTACACCAGTTTTTTGAAGTATGGATTGACAGCTTTATTTTCTGGAAGCGGTTGGTTGTTCTGATCAAGCGCGTATATGTAGCCGGTGTTCATTCGGTACGGAGTCGCGGTCATGCCCACAACCCGGAGCCGTGGGTTTGCTGCACGCATTTTCTCAACGATGTTTTCTATCGTCTTGGTAATGCCGTGACACTCGTCAATAATTACCAACGTGACCTTGACAAATTTATCAATATGGTTGTTCACCGTAATTGGTGACCCGAAAATAACTGGGTGTTTCATGCACTTAGCGCCTGCACTTGCCGAAAAAATACTAGCCGGGTTGCCAGTAAGCAGATACTTTTCGCGGTTCTGTTCAACCAGTTCTTTAGACGGAGCAAGGCACAGCACACGACCATTGTGCTGCGACCACACCCAATCCGCCAGGTCTGCAATGATATGGCTTTTACCGGCCCCTGTAGCCGCTTCAACCACCAGTGCGTCAGTGCAGCGCGTGATGTGGCTCTTCACCACATCCGCTGCCTCCTGCTGATAAGGGCGAAGCATTACTTCACGGTCCAAGAGATGGAAGGCTCACCACGATATGGCTCAAGGTCTGCATCAGGTAGCAGATCCTTTACCACTTTCGCATAGGCGATGGAGCCTTGGCGCTCAGTAGGGTAAATTTTCAGGCCGTCACACTCAATTTTCTCACCATGAGCAAACTCGACCAACGCCTCTTTTGCTATTTCAAGTTCGTGCTTTGCCTGCTCGAAGTCAACCTTGGCTGCGCGATACCGGTCACTCAGTGTTAGATTCTGCAGCTTCGGTGGTGGGCCTACAGGATCCAAGTACATATCAGGGTCTTTCAACTCTTCAAGGTAGTCATCGTAGAACGACTGAAGGTCATCAAAATAGTCAGCGATCCATTGGGGATCCGCATCAACAATTTCCAACTGCTGCCCTGCCGGTGCCCACTGGTAAAAGAAACACACAGTGCGCTCGGTGCAGAACATTTCAATTTGGATCTGCGCGTAATAGTGTCGCAAATCGTTATCGAAAATTGACTTAAATTCTGGCGGGTTTTTATTGCGCTGACCAAAGGGGCACTTTATCTCAAGTACAGCATCGTCACCGATCAGGCCGTCTGGTGAAGCAGCAAGCCAAGCGTGCAGTGGGTGTACCACCAGGCCCACCTCCTCAACTGCGAAGCCAGTTTCAAGCTTGAAAAACTCCAGTGCTTCTGCCTCGTTTCGGTTGCCGTATTCTGTAGCGATGTTGCCCATAAACTCGGAAGGGGCACCGCAAGTTGCGCGGATCATGTCGCGCATGACATCGCCAGAACCCTTGCTAAAAGGTGAGAACCCCAGGATTGCACCAACACGCGAGCCAGTGACCCGGCCTATTCGTGCAGTGAACCATTCTTGTGATAGTTGTTTCATTTTATTTAAACCTCAAAAGGAAACGCCCCAGAAGGGGCGTGTTATCAGAAGGGCACATCGCCTGTTGGCGCTGCCTGCTGCTGCTGTCCTGCCGCAGCTACTGCAGATACCCAGTTGCCTTTCTTGTCGTCAATCGACCAGACCTGGACCTTGATAAACATCGGGCGGTTCGCCAGAGCATTCATCAGATCATGGTCCTCTGGAGTAGTACCCAATCGCTGCAGTGCGCCTCCGGCATTGGTGTCAATCGCTGCAAGCATAGTCAGTGCGCGATCCTTTTTCTTTGGATCAGTGTCTTCAACATGGATCTTGTGAAACACCTTGCGATTTTTGAACTCGCCACCCACCACTGCCCATCTCAGCTTGATGAAGGACACGCCTTCGTAGCTGTCCCACTTGGCCTCATCAATAACAGCCATAAGCTGAGAGTTGGCGGGGATCGGTTCGATCTCAACGTTGGAGTCGAAGTTACCAGTTGCCGAAATTTCTTTGTTGTCACTTGTGATAAAGAATCCCATTATTTTTCTCCTAAAGATTTAATGATTTTTTGAAAAGGGTTTACACCGGTAAGGAAAGGCAGGTCCTGCGAAATTCCATAACGGTTTTTAGAAACATTGCTAGGCGTTGGATAGGTAACCAACAGACGGTTTCCAGTTGTCGTTGCTTTCTTACGCTCACCATCACCCGACGTGAAGGTTTCAAGCTTTAAATAGCCAACTACATCTGAGTCATCGACATACGGTGCCATCGATTTTTTGGCAAGGCGTAGCGAATAACGGGTGTACGGATCCGAGTCTGGCAGTTCAATCGTCTCAGTGTCAGCATGTGCGATAAAGATAATCGTCATGGCCTTGCGCTGATTCAAAATACCGCATGCTTTTCTGACACGTTGGTGCAGTGTTGCCACCGCTGATAGCCCGGCACCATAGCCGCCAAGGGCTTGGTTGATAGACTTCGGCATCTTAGGGTCAGAATCGATAACAGTTTGCATAAACAGTCGTTCAAGTGCTGTGACTGAGTCGATCATCAGCGTCTTATACTGATGCTCTTCAGTGATCAACGCAGTTAACTGTTCCCACAATTGGTCTGACTTTTCGACTAACGGGAAAGCGTCAGGACGATCTGCTTCTGGTACTGACTGCAGGCCGTCTTCTGCTCTGATAACGATGACACCAGGGAATGTTGCGCCTAGTGAGGTTTTACCCAAACCTGCTTCACCGGTAATGGTGATGATGGGCTTTCTTTCTTCTGGCTTTGTGGCTGTTGTGAGTAAAGACATTTTGTGTCCTCCTTTTGTTTCTCTTCTTCAGCGTTGACAACTTTAGCGCGGCACTATACTATTGTCAAACATTATTTAAAGAAAATTAACTGGGAGAAAAAAATGTATACATTAGATGAAGTGCTTGAAGGATTGAAAATCGCAAACTTGAAAGCAGTGTCACGCGAAACAGGCATCAAATACTCTGCGATCTGGTACTTAAAAAAGACTAACGGCAAGAACGCGAAGTATGATACGGTCCAGGCAATTGGAGCAGTTCTGTTTGGGGGGAAGTAAGATGAATAACTACGAGAACCAAGATCCGAACCGTGAGGCTGATAAGTTTGTTGGCAGTGCAGAGTATTGGTATGACGAGAATTCTAATTATCACAGAGAAGGTGATCTACCTGCTATAACAGACAGCTACGGCTATGAGGAGCATTGGAAGCATGGCATGTTGCACCGAGACGGAGGCAAGCCTGCTGTGACCCACCAAGATGGCTGCGTGGAGTATTGGGTGGACGGTAAGCAGGTTACGCCACTGGGCGACTACGACCCTGAAAACCCAAAGGCATCGCAGGGTGCTATGAAAGCACCGATGCACACGATTCCAACCATTGCAGCAATTCAGCTTGCTAATGTTATGGCGACAGGCGCACACAAATATGGCTACCACAACTTCCGTGGCAGCAGAGTAGACGCGCAAACCTATATAGGCGCTATGAACAGGCACTTCTTGAAGTGGCAGGATGGCGTGGACTTTGATGATGAAAGCGGCATGCACGAATTGGCGCACCTGATGGCTTGCTGCTCCATTATGATTGACGCGCATTTCACTGGCAATTTAATCGACAACCGATCCAAAACTGGGCTAGTAGAATCTTTATTAAAAGACTCAGCAGAAAAGTATAATAACTTCAGAGGGGAATAAGGGATGAACCATAACGACTATCTAGGTGCCGACTTCAGAGTGTTTGGCCTCCACGGTGTGGACGGCAAAGGCCACTGCGAGTGCGGCAATAAACAATGCAAGGCACTCTTCAAGCACCCGCGAACATCGCAATGGCAGGTAACCCCTGCATGGTCCGATGAGCAACTTGAAACTATGGAAATGATGGAGATGTTCCGCACAGGATTTGGAGTCCTGGTGGGCGACCACATCATTATCGATATTGATCCTCGCAACGGTGGCACAGAATCTTATGCGAAAATGGTTAGCGACACCGGCATCGATTTTAAAGCCGAGTCTGGTTTTGTGGTTCGCACAGGCGGTCTTGGTTGGCACATATATTTTAAGCGGCCTGTTGGAGTAGCACTGGTCAGTCACCTAAAAGAATACGAGGGCATCGACTTCAAATCTTCTGGCTATGTTGTTGGCTGCGGTTCACTGCACGCCAGTGGCAACCAATACGAAGACGAGAAGGGACACCCTGATGATGTGGGTGACGCGCCAGAAAAGCTGATCGATATGCTGAAGAAGCCGGAAGTTCACCGTGCTACATACAATGGCGCAGAGATCGATGTCTCTGACAAAGAATTGGCAGACATGCTGTCCTTTGTAGATGCAGATTGTGGCTACGATGGTTGGATCAAGATAGGCATGGCGATCCACCACGCTACACAAGGCACTGGCATGTCTGTTTGGGACCAATGGTCAAGTGCGGGTCAGTCGTACCCAGGGACGGAGCAGGTCAGCAAGCACTGGCATTCTTTCGGCAAATCAGCCAACCCTGTAACAATCGGCACGTTGATACACTACGCAGAGCATAACGGCTATCAGCAGTCTGTAACCTTTGATGCTAGTGATATTGTGATTGAGCCACGGGATCTGCTATCCACAGAAGGCATCGACCTGTTGCGACCACCGGGCTTTGTCGGTGAAGTGGCCCAGTGGATCAACGTGC